TAAACTTTCTAAAGGTGGTGTTGCTTCTAAGAAGCCTATGCTTGCCATCATGATTGGTATTGGTAAGCCAACCAAAGCTCCCATGAAGAAACCGCCTGTTAAAGCAGCCCCTAAAAAGAAGAAGTAAATAGAAAGATTGTCTAATGTATTTGACAAGTAACATCCCATATTTTAAATGTTGGGTTAGAAAAGAGTTTACGAATGGACATCAAAACTATCATGGGGAATACATACATGCATTAGCAGTGGCTGTTACCACCATGCCTGATAGGTGTCTTAGCTTTCAAGTTATCTTCACTGGATGTGAAGCGGATGATGGTAGTCAACCTAATGTACATGGTGGTGCTATGTGGGCGAGGATGCCCATTACAGCTTTAGTTGGAGACATCCCCTTGGAAGTGTGGCCTGAGCGTATGAAGACTCACTTAGCACAGCCTTGGGATTGTAGTAGTTACAACCACAGTATTATTCGTATTGATAGAGCACAGCCTTCTCCTTGGCTATGCAAGATTAATAATGAGTTTCACACAGGGCGGTATTTGTTTACAGTTGATTATGCCGAGAGTGAGGTGTCAGAAGATCCTTCACAGCATAAACAAAGTCATGTGTTGATGTTGACGGACGCAGGGGAATGGACAGGTAATATAGTGGCTCTACCTAACAATAGAGTTAGAGTTACCAGTCCAGCGTATTGGAACACTGGAGAAGGAGCACCCGACTTCCGTCCCAGTCAGTGGGCGCATTGTGCGGAACAAGATGATTCGTACATGGATGCTAATGTTACTTTTAATAACCTATACATGGAGAGTGTGAAATGATGAAAGCAAAGATGATGGCTACTGGTGGTATGACTAAAAAGGGATATGCTGCTGGAGGTATGGCTAAGAAGGGCTATGCTGCTGGTGGCATGCCTATGGTTGAAAAGGGTGGAATGAAAGTTCCAGCTTTTGCTGCAGATGGAAAAGGCAAGATGGCTCACGGTGGTGTTGTTAAAACTAAGAAGAAATGAGCAAAGAACCTAAGATTAGAAGTGTTGGTACAAACCTGACAGCAGGTAGTGCTAACACTGTCTACACCTGTCCTGACAACTTCATTGCCAAGATGCAGTTGTTATTCGTTTCCAATCATGGAGGCAATAACAAAACTGTATCTATTCAGTGGCATGATGCTAGTGCTAGTGCTAATTACTACATCGTAGGTGGTTATGTCTTATCTGCTAATGGTTATTTAAAGCTTGACGGTAGCTATCTTGTTCTTAATCCCGGAGACTATCTCATAGTAACTCCAGAAGCTGGTAGCACTATGTCTACCACTGTATCTGTAGAAGAATTTTATGAACAAGGACTATTTTAATCATGGCTAAAAGAGAACTAAGCGAACAACAGAAGAAATTCATTGAGGTGTTATTTGCTGAGGCTGGAGGCAATCCTCACAAGGCAAGGCAGCTTGCTGGCTATAGCGAAGGCTACAACACCAAAGTCCTTATGGAAGTTCTTAAGGAAGAAGTGATTGAGGCTACACAGCTTTACATTGCTATGAACGCCCCTAGAGCAGCTATGGCTGTTGTTAGTGGCATTTCCGATCCTACAGAGCTAGGCTTGAAAGAAAAGCTTAATGCTGCTAAGGATTTGTTAGACAGGGCTGGTTTGGTGAAGACAGAAAAAGTTCAGGTGACAGCACCTAACGGCATCATGATTTTGCCAGCCAAAGACAGCGGTGAGTGATAGAGACTTAGGGGCTTGGATATTGCCACAGCCTAAAGCAAAGGAAACATATGTTGCCATTCCAAAAATTAGAAAAACTATACCATTTGGTTACAGACAAGATGAAGAAGATGCTAACCTCTTGCAGCCAATTCCTACAGAGCTTGAGGCGTTAGAACTAGCTAAGAAACATTTAAAACAGTATAGCTCTAGGCAGGTAGCAGCTTGGCTTACCACCACTACAGGTAGAACTATAAGCCATGTGGGATTGTTAAAGAGAATAAAGACTGAAAGAACTCATGGACGAAAATCCGCTACTTACCGCAACCTTGCCACAAGGCTCAAAAAAGCCCTTGAGCAAGCGGAAAGGTACGAAGAGAAATCTAAGAGGCTCGGCAGGGAAGACCAAACAGGATACTTCGAGTCAGAACAGTACATCAAGCTCACCGAATATATCGATAGTAAGCTCGCCAGAGACTCCTCTAGCGACACCTGATGATAGGGAAGTATTGTTTAAGCCCAATGTTGGGCCTCAAACATTCTTCTTAGCTTCCTCAGAAAGAGAAGTTTTATATGGTGGTGCTGCTGGTGGTGGTAAAAGCTACGCTATGTTGGCAGATCCATTGAGGTATATGGTACATCCACAGTTTTCTGGGCTGCTTCTTCGTCATACAACAGAGGAACTTCGAGAACTTATTTGGAAGAGTCAAGAGCTTTATCCAAAGATTTACCCCGGCATCAAGTGGAGTGAACGCAAGATGCAATGGGAAGCTCCGTCAGGGGCTAGACTGTGGATGTCCTACCTTGATAGAGATGAAGACGTATTGAGATATCAGGGTTTGGCGTTTAGCTGGATTGGTTTTGATGAGTTGACGCAGTGGCATACACCATTTCCGTGGAACTATATGCGTTCTAGGCTGCGTACAGCAGCGTCAGACCTACCAATCTTCATGAGAGCTACGACAAATCCGGGTGGTCCGGGCCATGCTTGGGTGAAGAAGATGTTTATTGACCCTTCTCAGCCCGGTAAAGCCTTTGATGCAACAGATATTGAGAGCAGTACCACCTTAGTGTATCCCAAAGGACACAGCAAAGAGGGGCAACCACTGTTTAAGCGTAGGTTTATCCCTGCTATGTTGACGGATAACCCCTATTTGATGCAGACAGGTGACTATGAGACTATGTTGTTGTCTCTTCCTGAGCATCAGAGGAAGCAACTACTAGAAGGAAACTGGGATATTGCTGAAGGTGCAGCCTTCACTGAGTTTAATAGGCAGATACATGTCGTGGAACCGTTCCACATACCAAGTAATTGGACTAAATTTAGGGCTTGCGACTATGGATACGGAAGTTTTAGTGCTGTGGTGTGGTTTGCTGTGTCTCCAAGTGAGCAATTGGTCGTCTATCGTGAGATATATGTTAGCAAGGTACTTGCCAAAGACCTCGCTCACATGGTGATGAGGGCTGAAGAGAACGATGGCCCCATGAGATATGGGGTGTTGGACAGTAGTTGCTGGCATAAGAGGGGTGATACTGGTCCATCACTGGCAGAACAGATGATTGCAGAGGGCTGTAGGTGGAGGCCATCGGATAGAAGTGCTGGAAGTAGGGTGGCAGGTAAGAATGAGCTGCATCGAAGGCTACAACTTGACCCCTTTACAGAAAAGCCAAGACTAGTTATAACAAGCAACTGTGTGAACACGATTGCTCAGCTACCTGTACTGCCTTTGGACAAAAGAAACCCAGAGGACATTGATACTAAAGCTGAAGATCACTTATATGATGCTATTCGGTATGGAGTTATGAGCAGACCTAGAAGTAGTTTGTTCGATTACAATCCACTAACCTCTGGCGGTAGTGGCATGAAGATGGCAGACCCCACATTTGGGTATTAAAGGGTATTTATGGCGACAAACAATTTCATGGATGACAAGTCCATTGGTTTAGAAGACAAGAAAGAGAATGATACTACACCGTTCACAGGTGATAGTCTTTTAGTTTTTCTAAACGACAGATATACGAAAGCTGAAGAGAGCCGTAGACAGGACGAACAGCGTTGGTTGAGGGCTTATAGAAACTATCGTGGTATCTATGGCCCTGATGTTAAATTTACAGAGACAGAGAAGAGCCGTGTATTTATTAAGGTGACAAAGACCAAGGTGCTTGCAGCATATGGTCAAATCACTGATGTGTTATTTGCTAATAACAAGTTTCCTCTTAGTGTTGACCCCACTGTACTACCAGATGGTGTGGTTGATTCAGTACATATTGATCCTAAAGCACCAGAAGGTGCAGAAGCAGAGATTGCTTCACCATTTGGGTATAAAGGTGATGGTAAACCTTTAGCACCGGGTGCTACCCTTTCGTCTTTGATGGACAAGCTTGGTCCATTGAAGGATCAACTTAAAGACACTGAAGGTCTTAAGGAAGGTCCGGGAGTAACTCCCACTTCCATCACATTCCATCCTGCAATGGTAGCAGCTAAGAAGATGGAGAAGAAGATACATGACCAGTTGGATGAGAGTGGTGCTAATAAGCATCTTCGTTCCACTGCTTTTGAGATGGCTCTGTTTGGTACAGGCATCATGAAGGGTCCATTTGCTAAGACCAAAGAATATCCTAGTTGGGATGAAGAAGGTACTTACAAACCTGAGATGAAGACAGTACCAGAGACATCACATGTCTCTATCTGGAACTTCTATCCTGATCCTGATAGCACTAACATGGAAGAAGCTCAATATATTATTGAGCGTCATAAGCTTAGTGCTACACAACTTAGGGCTTTAAAGAATCGTCCCTTCTTTAGATCTAATGTCATTGAAGATGTTATTGAGAGTGGTGCTTCTTACACTAAGAAGTATTGGGAAGATGACTTGAGAGACTATGCTCCCAATTTGGGACTAGACAGATTTGAAGTGTTGGAGTATTGGGGTAATGTTGACATTGACATGCTCAAAGAGAACGACATTGATATTCCTGATGCTTTGTTGGAAGCAAAGGAGTTGCAAGCCAACGTGTGGTTCTGTAACAATAGAGTGATTCGTTTAGTATTGAATCCGTTTAAGCCCGCCAACATTCCGTATTACGCTGCTCCTTGCGAATTAAATCCCTACTCTCTATTTGGCATTGGTGTTGCTGAAAACATGGATGACACCCAGACCCTCATGAATGGTTTTATGCGTATGGCTGTAGATAATGCAGTGTTGTCGGGCAACCTTGTATTTGAGGTGGATGAAACCAATCTTGTTCCCGGACAGGACATGTCTGTCTATCCGGGTAAAGTGTTTAGGAGACAGGGTGGTGCTCCCGGTCAGAGCTTGTTTGGAACTAAGTTTCCTAACGTGGCTGCTGAAAACTTACAACTGTTTGATAAAGCAAGGCAGCTTGCTGATGAATCAACAGGCATGCCTTCCTTTGCACATGGACAGACAGGTGTTAGTGGTGTAGGTAGAACAGCCTCTGGCATTTCTATGTTGATGAATGCTGCATCTGGCAGTGTTAAAACCATCATCAAAAATGTGGATGATTATTTGTTAGCTCCTTTGGGTAAGGCTTTCTTTAGCTTCAACATGCAATTTGATTTTGATCAAAGTATTAAAGGCGACTTGGAAGTTACAGCTAGGGGTACAGAGAGCTTGATGGCTAATGAGGTGAGGAGTCAACGCTTGATGCAGTTCTTGCAAATTGCAAGCTCTCCTGCACTGATGCCATTTGCTAAGTTTCCTTACATCATTCGTGAGATAGCTAAGAGCATGGACCTTGATCCAGACAAAGTGACTAACAACATGGAAGAAGCTATGCGTCAAGCTTTGCTGATGCAACAAGCTACAGCTCCTGCTCCAGCAGAAGGTGCTCCTCCCGTTGGTGGTCCAGAAGGTGGCCCTCCTCCAGTATCTGATATGACTGGTGGTGGTGGTGGAAATATTGGCGTTGGTGCTGCACCAGTGCCGGGTGAACAAGGATTTGCTGGTAATGTCCAAGCTGTACCTCCCCAAGCTTAAAGGCTTTGTAAACACTCATGTGACATGGGATGCGTTCCTAGATTTGCTTGATGCTGAAATTGCAAACAAGCAAAAAGACTTGGAGCAAGCTTCAGAGATGCGTGAGATTGGAAAGGCTCAAGGAGCCATTGCTGCTTTACGCAGATTGAAATATCTTAAGGATGAAGTTAATGTATACAAATGATACAGATAAATTGTTTGCTGAAGGTGGTATGAATCAGCAAGGAGGAACTACAGATCCAGTAAGTGGTAATGATGTTCCTACTGGTTCTCTTCAAAAAGAAGTGAGAGATGATATTCCTGCACAACTCAGTGAAGGAGAGTTTGTTCTTCCTGCGGATGTTGTTCGATACATTGGTCTTGATCGCTTAATGAAATTAAGAGATAAGGCAAAAGAGGGATTGGCTAAGATGGAAGAGATTGGTCAGATGGGAAATGCTGAAGAAGCACCTAATCCTGAAGAACCACATGGTGATGAGTTTTCATCTGAAATTGATGACATTATTAGTGAAACTGAAAATGAAGAGGAAACTAATAATTTAGCTGCAGGAGGTATGCCTACCCCCACTGGTACTGGTATTGAAGTAAAACAATTTAAGCAGCCAAACGGTAACTCTATGTTTATTACATTTATTAATGGAAGTGCTGCTAGTCCTATTCCAGAAGGAGCACAAGAAATTACTGTAGCAAAAGAATCTCAAAAAGCAGAAGATGCTTTAACTAATACTGAAAAAGCAGTAAATAATAAAACAGCACTTAAAGAAGCATTTACATCTAGTCAAGAAGATTTTGATAAGAAAATAGATAAAGCTTTATTTGATAAGATTACTCAGTATTCTAAAGAAAAATCAAATAAAGAAACTACTAATAAATCTACTGAACCTGAATCATCTATAAAATATG